CCCAAAGCCGATATGGAACTGTCGCAAGTTGGAGAAATTCTCTGCTTTCTTTATTTATTAACTTTTAATTTTCATTAAAATCACTATCTTTGCTCTTAGAAGGTGCATGAAGTCATGCATCACCCAAAACTTACGAAAAGACCATGGCAGGAGCAGAATTTAAAATTACTGATGCGATTGATCCTAACATCGTTAAGAAGTTAAATGAGATAAGGATTAATATTCAAACCACATCTTCCGAATATGCGAATTTCACAAAACAATTAAGTGAAGGCATAAATTTTAAGCCGGGTAATCTAAAAGAATACCAGTCTAAGGTTGACAGTTATAATGCTACAATAACCAAATTATATGCTTCTCAAAATAGATTGTCTGAATTACAGACTAGTCAATTAAAGTTATTGACTGATATTTCCCGTAAGATAGAGCTTCTTACCAAACCATTGAATACATTGGCAGATAAGATAACGGAAGTGAAAATAAATCTGAGAGGCGCTTCCGAAGACTTGAAAAACGTGTCACAGGATGCGGAAACTGCTTCTGTTTCATTCCAAGAGGCATCCAAGAAAATATCCATGACTGCTGCTGATTTTGATTCAATCCGTCAGACGGTAAAGGCTTTTGATGCACAAGCCGCCGAATTGAACAGTAGATTAAGTGATAACAAAGAAACAATTTCAGCCTTAAGAACATCTCTGAGGGAATTATCGAAGGAGTATAAGACAGGTTCTATCAGCGAAGAGGAGTACAAGTCCAAAAGAGATGCTACGGTGTCCCAGTTACGCACGCTGACAGAGCAGAATAAACAGTATTCGGCGATATTGAGAAATCATACACAGGTAGCGATTGCCACAACAGGAAGCTATAACGAGATGAAGGCTTCAATGCTTCAACTGGAAAAAGAATATTATAACCTTTCACAAGCTGCACGTGAGGGGGCAAAAGGTATGGATATCTTGAACAGTATCGGTAAGCTGAATCAGCAACTAAAGGATATAGATGCACAGATGGGCAATTACCAACGTAATGTGGGTAATTATGCTTCGGGTTGGAATGGGCTTAATGTTTCCATACAACAGATTGCAAGAGAACTTCCAGCTTTGTCTGTTAGTGCCAATACTTTCTTTCTTGCCATATCTAATAACCTTCCTATGTTTGTTGATGAGTTAAAGAAAGCGAGAATTGAATATGAGTTGGCTAAAAAATCAAATCAAACAGCTATACCCGTATTTAAGCAGGTATTGAGTTCCCTTCTTAGTTGGCAGACAGCTTTAGTTGTTGGGATAACTCTTTTATCGAGTTATGGAGGTGAGATAACCAAATGGGTAGGTAGCCTGTTTGATGCAAGAAAAGAAATTGATTATCTAAAACAGTTTCAGGAGGATTTGAATAAAGCTCAAAAAGAAGGTGTAAAAAATTCCCAAGATGAAGCTGTTAAATTGGATATATTATATAGGGCGGCTGTCAATTTGAATAAACCTATGGGAGAACGGAAAAAAGCCGTTGAGGAACTGAAAAAGCAATATCCTTCATATTTTAAAAACATAAGTGATGAAAATATTCTTGCAGGTAAAGCGGCTGATAGTTATCAAAGGTTATCTAATGCCATATTAGCTTCGGCTAAAGCTAGAGCTGTGCAAGATCGTCTTGTGGAACAGGCTAAGCAAAAATTAGAATTGGAAGATCAATTGGCAGAAAAAGAAGAAAAACGTACGAAACTTGAATCTGCTAGAGACCAGATGAAAGCACAATATGAATCCAGTCAAGGGGCAGCTATGGATACAGCTAGAGATATGTATGGGAAATTAAACGAGCAGGTTGAAGATTTGGATGAAGAAATAGGTTCTATATTAAATCAGATATATCGGATAGATAAAGCTAGTAAAGATATAGCAAATTCTATTGATATTGAAGATGTTACATTTGATCCTCATTCTGTTGATAAAGCCGCAAATGATCTAGCACAATATATAGAGAATCTTAGGAATAAAATGGCTGACTTGTCCGTTTCTCTTATAGAGGATGAGCACCAGCGTAATCTTGCTGCCATAGAGAAAGAATATAAAGACCAGATAGCAGTTATAAAGGGATATTCTGAGGAAGAGAACAAACTCCGGGAAATGTTGGTTCAAGAGAGAAAGCAGAAGGTAGCGAAAGAGAATGAGGAATATGCTAAGAAGTTGGCAGAGGCCGAAGAAAAAAGGATCGAGGAAAAGAAAAAGTATACCGATGAGATGCTAAGACTGGAAGAAGAACAATCATCTCTCCGTATAGCAGCTACAAGTACTGGATATAAGGAGCTTGAAAACATTATAACACAAAATTATTCAAAAGGGCTGATGTCGCGAAAAGAATATGATGAAGCCATGCGTGAATTGGAGAAGCAAGCCGCAAACGAGCAATTGCAGATACAGATAGATGCTACTGAAAAAATGATCGAGATAGCGGAAGCATCGGGCGTGGTAAGCAAGCAACAGATTGAAATGCTGAGAGAATCCATAAAGGCAATGGAAGCAGAGATAGGTTCCATAAATGCGGATGATCAGGTGAAAAAAGCGGAAGAGCAACAGGATATTACACGAAGGAATTTTGAAGCGTTGAAAGGTTATTCTTCTGCATTGAAAGATCTTGCATCGGATATCGATAGTCCGTTTGCCGGTATATTTGACGGGATGGATAAGGGATTCAGTATTATGTCTGATAAGATATCGGGTGTTTGGAAAGAACTTACAGACGGTGAGAAGATGGAAAGAACCACCGAGATGTGGGCTTCTATGGTTAGTGGAATTGGTGAAATGATATCATCCATTTATGATCGCCAGATTGAGGCTGTTGAGGCTGAACAGGAAGCGAATGAGAAAGCTGGTGAAGAGGAAATTTCCCGTATAGAGGCTTTAGAAGAAAAAGGGGCTATAACAACAGAAGAAGCCGAAGCGCGTAAACGTGCGGCGGAAGATAAAACGGCACAAAAGAATGCCGAATTGGAGAAGAAAAAAGCTGCATTAAGAACAAAACAAGCAAAGTTTGAGAAAGCTACCAGTATAGCTGAAGCGGCTATACAGATAGCAGGTGGTATTTTGCAGACGATAAAACAATTGGGTTTCCCTGCTGCAATACCTATGATAGCTGCTCTAGGTGCTATGGGGGCGATACAGCTTGCTACTATTATAGCGACTCCTATTCCGAAATACGCCAAGGGTACTGATTCGCATAAAGGCGGATTGGCTGTAGTGGGTGATGGTGGCGTTTCCGAAACGATCGTTACAGATAAAGGGGCGTATATTACTCCGTCTGTCCCTACTTTGGTTGACATCCCTAAAGGTGCGAAGGTTATACCTTATGCTGTGGATATGGATAGGATAAAGGCTCATGCAAATGATTTTGATGGTCTTATGGCATATAGAAGCGAAAACAATCTTCCTCCTGTATCAATAGTTAATGATTATAGCGAACTGGAGAAAAAGATAGGGCATCTGGAGAAATCACAGCAGATAGGATTTGCAAAATTAGCCAAGGCGATAAGAGAAAACAATTATCAGCAATTTTCAAAAAGTATATGATTATAAGGTATACAAGTGACATATATGAACTTCCCTTGTCCGTTTTTATAGAGATCTATACCAATGATAGCAATACTATCGAATTTGACAGTGAGGACAAAGGGGCCGCATCGGCAAAAATTATCAATGACTATATAGAAATTGTTGGGAGCAAACAGTTATCCTCTGAGATATTGAATTGTAATGAACGTATGAATCTCGCAATGACCGTGGAGTGCATGAAGGCATGTGAGAATATGATGAAGTTGAAAATGTATGATGAGGTGCGTGATATTCTGATGAAGATAGGTTATTCGTGCAAGAAAGGTGATGTAATGGTCATGAATGCTAGAATATCCGCGTTAAAATCCCGTGCACAATATGATTTGGACAAGATAAGTAAGGAAAAGAATGAGGAACCGAAGGAGAAGCCTACAAAACGAGGATTTATAAATGAAGTTGTCGCTATTGGGAAGTATAATAAGATGTATATCAATCCGAAAGAATGGACCGCCGGATCTTATGCCTGTCTTGTAAGGCAGACATGCGATGAAATCGATGAATTGAATCGTAAAAAGAAATAATTATGTATTATCGATGTGAGTTACTTATAAATGGTCTGAAGTACAGGGTTACTGATGATCTTGAGAATTGGGACGAGGTGAAGGCTAGTTTCAAGAGAAATGACTATGACGGTGTTATCCGTACATTTTCCAACAAATTTTCTTTTGCCGGGGATGCTAGAAAATTGCTGTTAAAACAATATGATGAAGATTATTTGAATGCTTCTGCCTCAATAATAATAAGTACAAGAAATAACAGTTGGTTGTATAATGAACGGTTTAGTTGCGCTCTCAATTTCTCTACATTGCAGGATAATGGTCGTATCTTACAGATAAATGCCGTGGATGATAGCGTGGCGTCCATGATAAAGTCAAAAAAAGGAACTCAATATGAATATTCGGTCGAAGAGGTGAAAAGCCCCATTCCTCTTGTTTATGACGGACTTGAACTTTCTGAATCAGCAAAATGGATTCCTACAGGTGATACATTGGAAGACGATGACACTCTTATTAATGTTTATTTCAGCAAGAAAATGTCACCAATGCCAATATATATAACTGCCAGTGATTCCTTAATAAAGGGGTCTCTTGAATTTAATGATCAAACAGTAGGTGGTGATGATGTATATTCGATAAAGGCTCTGAAATCAATTAGGATAAATATAGAGTTTAATATTGATATGTTTGTGTTTAGGAAATATCAGTCTGGTGCTTTGGGATATGATGTAAGAGGTGTGAGGCTCCAGATTATGAAGATAAGTAATGATATTGATAGTAATGGGGAAGCGGTGACTACGGAAACGGTGATAGGAAGTTTTGAACTTACGACAGAATCAGAAACGCCAGTGGAAAAGAAGGTTTCGGAATCGTACAATATAAGTCTTTTGCATAATGATAAAATAATAGTGAGAGCTATGTATGTCAATGAGAAAGAAGAGATTGTACCTGTATTGCCGGATTTGCCATACAAAGTCTCAACATCAAGTTATTTTAAAGCATCATGGAAAAATCGAATAAACCCTGTTGAGATGGATGTTATAAAGCCCGATACATTGCTGAACAGACTGCTTAAAAGTATTAATGGAGAGAAAGATGGTTTGACTGGAGTGATTGAGGGGACAGGAGATAGAAGGCTTGATAATTGTATGCTCTTGGCGGCTGAATCAGCTCGTAAGATTCCGGGAGCCAAAATATATACATCCTTCACTAAATTTGCAAGTTGGATGAGTTATGTGTTCGGATACGCTTATGACATATCCGGCAATACGATAACTTTCCGGCACAGAGGCAAATACTTCTCGGATGATGTTGTCAAAAAAATAGATGATTTATCCGATTACGAGATGAAGGTTAATTCCGCATTGGTGTATTCGCGCATACGGATAGGCTTTGACAAACAGGATTACGACACGGCTAATGGTAAGGATGAGTTTCGTTTTACGAATGAATATACCACAGGCGTGACCATGACGGACAATAGCCTTGAAATGATATCTCCATACCGTGCGGACGCATACGGCATAGAGTTCCTTGCTGACAAGATAGGTGAAGATACTACAGACAACGAAAGTGACACTGATTTATTTATGGTAGGGGTGAAATCTGATTCGTCTGGACTTAAGTATATATTGAACAGGGATTATCTTATGGGTGGCGTTCTCAGCCCTGACACAATGTTCAATGCCATGTTTTCTCCTTCTTCTATGGTTTTGGCCAATGAAGCATATATCGGTTCATCTGTTGAGATGCTTACTTTTGCGTCTTCAGATGGTAATAGTGATGTGGGTATTGATGGAATGGGGGAAAGCAGGGATATAATTCTTTCAAAAAGGATGTTTACTGTGGCGGAAGTAGAATTTGAAACTTCGGATGTAGAGCTTCCGGAAGATCTTACAGGAATTGTTGAATTTGAACATCAAGGCAAGGTTATACAGGGATATTATCAGCAGGCTGATTACAATTTTACAAAATCACAAAGTTCAAAGGTAACTTTGATTGTGAAAAATTCTAATTCTTTATAAAGATTCAATTTTTAATTATTATATTTGCAATGAAAGCTTGTGAAGTCGCAAGCTGCTAGAAACTAACGAAAAGACCATGATATCAATCGGAGATGTTTGCCCGTTATTCTTCAAACCGCTGAAATATAAATATTCAAATGCAGGATGTTTCAGACAAGTATTTTCCTTGTCAGACAACATTTTGCTGCAAATTTTCTGCGATAACGGTGAAATACCTTTGGCTTCTTTGAATGATAAGATTGGCAATATCTCCTCGTCAATAGCACTGCTCACTTATGATGTTAATGAAAGCGTTAAGATGTATTATGCCTCATTATCTCCTTCGGAGGGGATATATACAGTAACTATAGGCGATAAGGAATGTGAGGAATTCTGTGTGTGTGAGAATATAGGTGATTCTATATTGATTGAATATTCCCATAAGGATAATAATTCTGCATTTGATAATATATTCTGGATTGATGATGTTCAGCAGATGTTTCAGTTCAGAATAATAGGAGGATTCAAACCGGATGGGGTGGATTTAAAAGTTGAGAACGAACAGTTCGTGAACCAGAAGCAGGAGATAATAGAAATGTATTCTCTTCCTTATAAGACATTTGATTTTGTATTTGGGACAAGTCGTGGTGTTCCGTATTATATAGCGGAGTTCATAAATAAGTTACTTTGCCTTTCTCACGTCAACATAGACGGTAATTTGTATGTACGGGAAGGGGATTCTGTCCCGGAAAAGCTTGATACAATAGGTAAAAAACAGATGTTTATATATAAAGTGACTTTACGCCCTAGAGAAAACGATATTGCCGGGATCGGAGGCAAAACTGAGATCGCAACTTCTTCTTCAGGTATAGCATTTTTGCTAACTAATCCTGAAGAGGACGATGTGTTAAAATACAAGAAGGCGCAAGCTGCTTTTGTTAATGAAAATTATGTGTAATCATGGCTAGAAATCATCCTATAAAGATATTGTGGTACGGTTCGGAAACGGATGCAGAAGGAAATCCGATTATACCGGAAATATCCCCATCATTTGAAAAGCGATTGGAAGGGTTGAATGAGGGTGAGATATACATACATAATGATGATAAGAATCCTTCTATTTACATAAGGACCAATAAAGACCGGGTTGTTGCCATATCGGGAAGTGCAAATATAGAGGAACTTTCCAAATACTTCCTTCGTAAAGATAAAGAAGATATCGCCAATGAGCTGATCACTTTTTTAAAAGGTCTTTTGATTGGTAAGAACGGTAGTGGAATCACTGTACTTGAGAACGGTATGTCACAGGCTGTTGTTGATTATCTGTATGTCAAGGTCAAAGCCGTTTTTGACGAGCTTGAAGTAAAGAAGAAGACGTATGTAGGTGGCGAGCAGGTGATTTCCCATGCAGGCATGAAATGCAACCGTGTGGATGAGTTGGATGATGTCTACCGTTGTTATTTCAAGGAAGAGGAAGACGGAATTGAGATAGAGAACCAGTTTACTCCGGGATCTCTCGCCATCGCACAGGAGTGCAATATCAAGACAGGCATTTCGCATCATGTCGGCAACCGCTATTACTGGCGGTTGGTCACAGCAGTAGGTGAGAATTATATAGACCTGTCCAAGACCGTGTGTGATCCTAATGTCGAGAACGATGTTCCGGTGGCAGGTGATGATATCGTGGGATTGGGCCATAAGACTGATATCACCAGACAGGCGGCGATAATTCTCTCTTCGGTGAACGAAGTTTCTCCGTCCATCATCATGTATCAGGGTATTAATGATTTTACCTTGACCGGGAAAGACGTTATTTCTTTTGATTTTGACAAATCTACCGGCAAGGCCCGGATGAAGGTGTACGGAGATACGTATATTGGCGACAAGGACCGGACCACTTACATGGAATACACTCAGGATAAAGGTGTTGATATCAAGGGTATGTTCCATATCGAGCAGGGGTCTACCGGATGGCGTAACATGGAAGGCTTGCCGGATGAGATACAGGCGGCCGCAGATCTTGCCCAAGAGGCCAAGGATGCGATAGACAATGCGGCTGTCGGAAGTGTCAATCTGTTGCGCAATTCCGGATTTACGGGAGATTATGAGACAGAGGACCTGTCTGCCGCTACCGAGCTATCGGCGGATACCGAACTTTTTAGCAAGCAACTGGAATATTGGACGGGAGTGGCTACCGTATCTGCGGACAGTGATGCCGGCTCCGGGTACTCTGCTGCAATCGGTAGTTTGTCCCAGTCCGTATCATTGATTAAAGGAGAAAGTTATGTTATCAGTTATAAAGCAAAGGGTACGTCTGTGTCTGTTTCGTGCGGTTCTTTCAGTGTTTCTCAGCCTCTCACATCCTCTTATCAGAGATATACCCATAAGATCACCTTCAATGGCAGTGGTATATTTCTTATCAGTGGTACCGCAACCGTTTGTGACCTTCAGCTAGAGCGTGGAACCATCGCTACTGACTGGAAGCCTTCAATTCTTGACAATGACAAGGCAACAGCCGGTTTCCAGTCAATCAATTATATCGCCAGTGCGATCAAGGATGGATCTGTGGATATCCTTGGTGGTCTGATATTGGCCAATATGATCCAGTTAGGCAACTACAAGGATGGCAAGTTACAGAAGGTCACAGCCGGAGTTAGCGGCATATACAATGACGATGATGATGTGGCGTTTTGGGCAGGAGGAAAACTTGAACAGGCGATTCTGACCGTAATGAGGTTCCGTAATAACCCCGATTACCAGCCTACGGATGCGGAATGGGCGAACATGGCGAACTTTGTTGCGACTCATGGCGGTGATGTGTTTTTGAGAGGATATATCTATGCTCTAGGTGGTAAGTTCAGAGGTGAAGTCAATGCGGAAAGCGGAATCTTTAAAAATGTAAAGTCACCTAACGGCAATTTTAAAATTGATGAGGATGGCAATATCTGGATAAAAGGAGAGGGAGAGTTTAGTGGTACTGTCAATGTCATATCATCCAATGGTTACAAGATCGTAATATCCCCTGAGGATGAGTATTCCGTACCGTCTATCAGAATGTATGATTATAATGAGGAAGAACTGTTCAGTATCTCCCTACAGTACGGACTTGGAGGGATGATTCCCAGTATTTCCATGTTCGATCCTTCTAGCAGTGATAGATTATATTTCCGCCCGGATAGTATGGTCGCGGAGCAAAAAGGAAGTGACGGTTATATATATCAGACCCAGATAATGGGAGGGCGCATCATTATGGTTAAAGGATCTGAGATTGTATGGGATCAAAACCAACTGCCTAAATAAAATGAAGTGATATGGAACTGAATACTATTAACAAGACAGGTACTTGGAGTGAGGCGGCAGACCGTCTTAACAACAACTTTAGTAAGACTTCTACCGA